CGCACAGCGCGCTGGGATATTACTCCCCGAGGGAATACCGGCGACAGCGGGCATCGTTAACCTAAGATACAAAAGCTGTCCGGAGATGGCGGGTCAAGATCAAAGTTTTCTTAAACGTTTCCTTGTTTAGTTTTCCTTCACGATAACTCATACAGGCTTGATCATATGCATTGAGCCAAGTTTCTTGTGCTGAATTATAATTTTTGCTGATGATTGGATAGTTGACAGCAGAGCTATCAGCTTCTGCGTATTTCATCAATGCCTCGCGCAGCTGTACTGTTGCAGTAGCAATACTATTTGTAATCTGACTTTCGAGAGCAGCTTCCTGTAACTTCAGCGCTCTTTTGGAAATAACGTTTGCATTGCGATATTGAAGTGCTGAATAGATAGAAGCCACCAAAGCTATACATGAAAGCGTAAGCGTTACAATATTTAATTGTTCTTGATTCATGGTTTCGGTCCTTTTGCTACCATTCTCATCATTGCTAGTATTTCATCATTGCTAATGGATGAGCCTGATTTAGCTAACGCCTCATAATCCTCCCTACCACTGTAGTGTTCAAGGGCGATAACATCATCGTCATACCCCATGTCCGTCAGGGCCTTTTTTAGCTCTTCGAGCATACGAACCCGTTGATGCTCAGTAAGAGGGTTTCCACCTACTGTTAAAGTCTGAATTTCCATCCAGATTTTATTCAATTCTATCACTCGCATATCTCCATCTTTGCATTTAGATATGCGAGCAGCATATATTTCTGCTAATTCCTTATAAGTGTGGACTGCCATAGTATCTCTCCTTGATGTATGAATTAGAGTCTGTATAGATAAAGTAAGACTTCTTCATTGTATTGAAGAAAATTAGAAGAACAAGATTTTTAGGGAATTTCACCAATGCAACGCATTGTTTTTCGCTATGAATGTTTTTTTAAAGAAAAAGAGATTCTATATATACACTTCTGGCAATGGCAAACTGCCAAGATATTTCCTAACCTGATATTTTTCTGAGTTCATAACCCGGTCATGGCAAATACTTCAGTTAGAAAGGCAGCATTGAACTGGTTGACGTCGTGCAGCATGATATCTGTCACTACACGATCCGATGAGCACCTGGGGGAATCATTGACTGAAAATCAAAAAAAACGGGAGCCCATCGGCTCCCGCTTTTACTTAATCCACAAACGGGATTACATGTTCGCGATAATCGCGTCGCCAAACTCGCTACATTTCAGCAGTTTAGCGCCTTCCATCAGACGTTCGAAGTCATAGGTCACAGTCTTGGCGGCGATAGCGCCTTCCATGCCTTTGACGATCAGGTCTGCGGCTTCGAACCACTGCATATGGCGCAGCAGTAGTTAACTAACAACATCATTACTTATTGATTTAAAAAGAAAAATAGGTGTTTTTGATATGTGGTTAATGTTTTTAGCCTAAGCCCTAACCTATTGAAATTCATTAGTATATTTTCAGTTTTGATAACTGGCTTTGAGTTTTTCAGCTCATCTGGATGGTGAATTATTAGCCAATAATACTCACTCCCTGTGAGTCGGGTTAAATATTTCGGATGTTCTAATTCATGCTTTGAAAGCATTATAAAAATACTATAAAAAAGCCTCGAAATTCGAGGCTTTCATTGAAAGCACCATCACTATAATATTATTTTAATAATTATCTACCATGTGATTATTGCTCTTTTCCAAACTATCTTCCCTTTTTTCTCTTCTTTTACATACAGAATCTTTTTCATAATAAAATAAAAAACAAGAGAAAACGCAATTATAGCAATATATGCACCGATACCGAAAGATACCAGAAACACAACTAAGATTCCAAAGAGCGCAACCAGTAAAGACGTGCCGATAGATACCAAATTAATTCTTGTGCGAGCGTCTCTTGATACATATCCTTTAATCTGAAATGCATGGCAACTTTGGCAGTGGTCCTCAGCAATTAAATATGCACCACAAAATGGACATTTTTCATCTTTTGTTATCATTTATTTTAAATCTCGACATAATAGTAATCGCTCATCCACAACCTTCCCTGGCAAGCGCAATCAACAACAGAATGTACTTTATTTTTTTGTTCTATTGTCTCAACTCCCTCAACAATTACGAAATTGCAGTATGATTTTACTTCATTTAATATCTTAAATAATTTACTCTCATACTGTATTTCCCAGAAATAATCTTTATCGATTTTTATACATTCAAAATTAAACATCTGAATAATTGTAATACTTGTTAAACCCCTCCCAAAATCATCCAGCCATACTGGACACAATTTCGAAAGACACTTTAAGTCAATCATACAGCATTTAGTATTAAATTCATGAAACTCTTCGTTAATCTCAAAGGCAATGTTTTTTTGTTTTTTTAAGTAATCGCTAATATATTTATCATTCAAGATATAATCGCTAATTAGACTGTCAACATTCAACGAAACTGGCTTTAACTTCAATTTAGAGGCATCAATTTCTTCAATTGTCAATATCTGTTTATTAAACAAATCGATTTTTTCTTTGTCACTTAGTGTGCTGAAACAAAAAGCACTTTCATTAGCAAGATAACCATTAGCATTCTTTTTTTTAACATTTTTCGTGAGAATTTCCCAAGAATGTACAGAACCATCTTTTTTGTAAGATGGTTCTAAAACAAATCTACAGGATTCAATTTCCACACTGTTCTTTATCATTAAAAAAACACCGGAACTAAGAATAATCCTAATCGTGTCATAATTAAATATGAAAGAGAAATAGTTTAAAATGATCGATAACGATCTAATGATAGACAAAAACTATCATACTTTGAGTATCGATCGATTATTCAAATCAAATGAAAAGGAAGGTTAAAAAAGAAACATGATTTCAATATTAAAGCTATTTGGATCAGATAGTTGCATTAAGCGAATGACTTGGGTGGCAGATGTCCAATGTAAGTTGAAAGGCGCTTGTGGTTTCGAAGAGATTAATCCTTGTTAAAACTGTGGATAATAAACGTTCTTAAACATATATATGTATAAAATCATGAGAAAAGAAATCATATCATCTTCAATTATTTGGTATACAATATCCATTCTTTCCGTTACGTTTAACTTCATATAGCATTTCATCAGCCTCTTTGATCCACTCGATGATTGATTCTTTATTTTCTGCACAAGAAATACCGATACTGACGGTACAGTACATATCTTTGTGGGAAGGCAATGAAAGATCTTTAATATTTTTTTGAATTAAATGAACCATAGCTATAACAAGCTTGCTATTACTGTTGTTAACAATTATAGCCAACTCATCGCCACCAATTCTTGCTGGCACGTCCTTCTCACCAGCGCACTCTCGTAATATTGTTGATATACGAGATAACACCGCATCGCCTACTTCATGACCATAGGTATCATTAATTTTTTTAAAATTATCAACATCAATGAGCATAAGATATGAATGAATTCTTTTTTTACGCGTCGCACGAAAAGCACTTTCCATTTTCTGCTCAAAAAAACGGCGATTTGGAAGATCTAGACCAGGATCCATCAGGGCCTGCTTTTCCAGTAACTCCCTTCTTTTCCTCAACTTTATAGATAAATGTCTTGAAACTACACTCAATACAATGGGATAGCAGGTTGCCAAGGGTAAAGAAAGCAATACCGTTCGGGTACTGAATTCAATCGTATATCTGAAATCATTTGCTAACCAAACTGCCAGGAAACTAATCATCATACACGTTAATGCTGGTTTTAAAATTTTCCATCCACCAGCAGCATAGCGATCAGCTATTTGAACTGAAATTATGAATAATGATGGAATTGGACTAACTTGCATTACGGCTATCCAGATACCAGCCCAGAATGAATCAAGTATCATATTCTTTTTTTCAGTACCCAGCATATCCTTCGACATCATGCTTGCCAGATAAGCAACCGATGGCCAGATGAGTGCATTAAGAATTAACAAGGCTATTGTTATTTTTTGATGTGACTGCTCCTGGAGGACAGAGTATATAGGGAGAAAGCAAAGAACGACACCTATCTGACGTAAAAAATATACTCGTTTAATAAACGATGAATTTCTATCAGAAATGTATTTTTCATCCGGGAAATTTGTTAACATAGAAAGCCTATTAAAAATCGCTAAGAACCGATATCACTACAACCCACTAAATAACAAGATAAAACCGCCCTGCATTACAAATTTATAACATGGGTGTAAAAATTACAAGATTGCACCTCAATTAATTATAAACGTGTCAATAATAATATTTAGCATCCATTTCCCTGAATCTATCTTTATGATTTCTATCTGATGGAAAGTAATACTTTAGTTTTAAATCCTTAAACATGAAAACCCAACAGGATTTAGCACTATTGCATTATTAATTTTGGTAGGTTATTAAAAAACGACACAACATCTGACCAGTAGAAGTTTACTTGAACTTACTTATCGTTTACTTCAAATTATTCTGTGATGTACACAGCAATTAATGTCGTTTCAGTTGCCCCCGGCAAGTGCCTCCGGGGGATTTTTTATGCTCCTCAACTTTCTAGGGCGTCAACTCGCCTAAGCAAATCCTGTACCACGGTCACCAAATCGGCGATGATTGCCGTGTAATCCACATTCATCACTCTGAATTTTTCACCATCGTTCTCCTGCTCGATGCCGGGGAAGGTATACAGGTCATCAACTTTCTCAGCTTGCTGGGCTATAAACCCACGCCTCCTGCGTGTTTCGCCCTTCATATTGAACTCGCATACCCCGAGCGCATTAATGCGCCTGGAGGCCCCTTCCTGCGATTCCGTAAAATCCTCTTTCAGCCGTAAATCTGAGCCGGTGGTCAGGACGTCACCCTTACCGGTGGAAATCGTGCCGCCAGCCCGGAAAATCCATGCGTCAGTACGTCCGAACCCATCCGCGTACAGCACAAGCCGGTGCTCAGTCCCGACCTGCTCTTCCATGTACATCTGTACGTAAGCGCCGTCCACGTCACCATAGGCCCCGCGCCCGGCCATCAATGAGCGTACCGGACTGGAGGTCAGTTGCGTTCCGATGGCTGGGTTTGCTGGCATGGTCGATGATGCTGTGATCCTCCCGTCCGTTACCCAAAAACTTTGTACCTGCACGTTCAGGCGGTTCTGCCTGTCGTGGATAAGGCGAGCGGTATAATCCGCACTGCTGCCGTTGTAGTGGAAGTCAATGTAAGGCGTGCTCATTGACAGCTCGATCGCCTGCGTCAGAACCTTCCCCTTTGACGTGTTATCGATGTTGCCGCCAGCTGATAACCCACCGGGCAAAGTCGTCTGGTTATCGGTCCCAATAACGAGGATGTCATCAAAGGTATCTGACGGTGACACAGTGGTCGCTCTTGAACGCTGAACCCTGAACGGTGTTCCCGAGCCAACGGCAATTGTCCCGCCTTGCCCCTGTTTTTTGAGCAGAGCCAGATCTGAGTTCTTACCGAGAATAAAACCGGCATTATCGCTGGTTATAACCTGCGAGCCGTCGAGTTTGTTTCCTCCGGTGAGTTTTGCCAGCGCGTTAAGATCCGATGCCTTCGCCATCCCGCCTATCGCCGGCACGGTCACCTGCTTTCCGGTGATCGGGTCAGTCAGGGTGATATTGCCACTGCCGGTCAGGGCCATCGACCAGCCCTCCACCACACTACGCCAGAATGCAAATGCGCTGGCCAGCTGGTTAGCAAACGACGAGGTACTGGCGGTTTCAGCGGTTATAATGCCGTAACTGGCGCCGGAAAATGCGGTGGTGATATGCCGGGTCAGCGTCAGCTGCGTGTCACTGTCCACGGATTTGATCGCATACAGGTCAGCACTACCGCTGCGGTAGACCACCAGAATCGACCCCGGCTGTATCCCCAGCGCCACCTGTGACCACTTTGTTGTCGCTCCTGTCACCCGCGCCTGAGATGCTGCGCCCGTGACGGTGCCGACTTCATACATCGCCATAATAAAGTTCCTCCTGGATGATTATCCCTGGAAAAAGAAAAGGCCCCTTGCGGGGCCTCTGTTAGCTGAATGAGTTGCTGTTTGTACGGAACGCCGTGGCGGTGATGTTCTGGATCGAGCAGCTATAGTCAATCGAAGCATCGTTGCCGCGCGCCTTGATAAAGAAGCTGACATTGTTGTTATCAGCCAGCAGATCAGCAGCGAAGCGGAATTCCTGAGTGAAGTCGCCAGCCTGGAAACCGCCGGCGTTGGCAAAGAAGCGACGCGTTACTTCCTGCCCGCCAATGTTGAACGTGATATCAACGGAATACGACTGCTGGACATTGCCCGCGCCAGTGAGGTGGTAAACCAGTGTACACGACAGAACAATCGTCATCCCATATCCACGGTTCTGGTATGCCCCGTTACGCTGAACAGTCTGGTTGCGGCGGAAAGCCATATCATCGTAGCGGCGAGCTACTGCGATATCACCGATAAATGACTGAGCTTCCAGGGTGCCTTTGAACTTGCCGCTTGCCGCCTCAATGTGACCACGGAAGATCCCATTGTTGAACTGCGCCCCACCATCCTTGTTGATGCTCCAGCCGCGTGACCCGTCGACATAGTCGTTTGACTGGATGACGTTGCCGATCTTCGCATTCGTGATGGAACCGTCCGCAATTTTGGCAGTGGTCAGGGAACTGTTTTTTATACGTGCCGTATCGATATACAGTTCATTGCCTTCGGCAATCATCACCGGAACTGCCGTCGCATTGTTACGGTTAAACAGTGAGAACCGGTCGGCGTAGAGGATCATGTCGCTCGTTTCACCATTGCTGCCCAGCGTAATCCCCGCGCCAACATTCTTCCCGTTAACCGTCTCAACCTTCATCGACCACAGCGAACTCACCGTACCATTCACTTCCGCCACGGTTTTAGCGGTGTTCTGAACGGAAGCTCTGAGATCCCCGACACTGGATGTCAGGGTCGTCTGCTGCGTTGCCAGCGCCTCCAGTGCCGTTGCATGCGTCTGCTGGGTACTGGTGATACTGGCCACCGATTTAATCGTGTTGTCCAGCGTCGTCTGGTTTTTGATGTTGGCGGCCGCCTGGGCGTCAATCTGCGACTGAAGCGAGGTATTCAGGCTGGCCTGTGTGCTCTGGCTGTCGCTCAGCGTCTTCGCCATGTTATCGACGCGGGAGTTGGCGTTATCCACTTTCGTGGCCAGTGCCGTCTGCTGCTGTGCCTGGGCAGTGATTTTCCCTTCGGCATCCGTTACGCGCGCCGTCAGGCCGCTCACGGCGCTCGCCGTCGCGTCAGAGGCATCCTGTGCCGCTTTCGCTTCGGTGACATCCGTGATGACCAGATCGTCGATATACAGTGAATAGCCAGGGGTACCGTTGCCGGTGGCGCCACGGGTGGAGATCCAGACCACCGCGCGTGTTCTGCCTGCCCCGTTGTTACTGGCGATCCCCGTGAATTTCACCCACTTATCGCGCGCGCCCAGAGAGGCTTCGCTGACAGTGACCGCCGCCTGCCAGGCATTTTGCCCGGCAGCATTCTGTGACTGGATACCGACCAGCGTTGTCCACCCGGAGGAGGGCGCCTGATCCGCCGGCATCATGGCCCAGAACTCAAACCGGAACTTCGCGTCCTCACGGACTGACTGCCAGGTGCCAAGCTGTTTATCGCTGTTGCCGCCGTTGTTCTCATCCCGTCTCAACTTCAGGCTCTTATCGCCGGTGAATTTCTGAGACACCACCACAACGGCGGTGCCGTTCCCGCCCAGCACCTGGCCATCGCTGTAGCTTTCAAACGTACCGTCAACCCACGGATTAGCTCCCTGAGTGCGGATGGTATTGATGGTGCTGGTCAGCGACGTGATGCTCTGCGACTGGCTGGTGATGGTGTTTTCCACCTGGCTTACGCGACCGGTCAGTGAACTCACCGCGGACGTGTCAGCCTTTTTACCCAGCTCCGTATTCATCGTGGTCAGGCTGTTCTGCAGACTGGTGAGCTGCTGCGACTGCGAATCCAGTTTACCCTCGGCAGACGTCATCCGGGTGGTCAACCCGGTGACAGCGCTTTGCTCTGCTTTCTGACTGACCGCCGCATTCGTGACGGCCAGATCGCCGCTGAGTTTCGTCAGTTGCTGCGCCTGGGTGGTGATAGCCCCTTCCGCAGTGGTGACGCGGGTATTCATCTGTGAGATGGCCCCGGCATTAGCCGCGATATCCTTTTCATCCGTAACATCGAGAACATGGAAATCATCGAAATACATGGCCCCCGCGCTGAGGAAAGTCGTCAGCTGGAAACTGGCCGTCGTGGTCTTCGTGGCTTTCCAGTCAAACGTTACCAGTTGCCAGCCAGAACTAAACGGTCCGTAGTTTGAGCCAACCAGCAGGCCAGTGCTGTCAGCCACACGAAACTTCGTGTTACCCGCATCTTTAATCGTGGTCCCCGGGTCCTGCTTCGCCCATACCCCCATGCGGTAGGTGCGACCCTGGGTGATACTGATTTCCTGTCCGACCAGGTTCGACTGGCCGGCGGACATTTTCAGCGCCTTGTTACCCGAGTGCGGAACCTGTAAATCGGCCACCGTCGCGGTACTGCTCCAGCCGGTAAAGCCCGCCGCGCCGCGCTCAAAACTGCCGTTGACAATGAGGTTGCCCGGCATTTTCCCGCTGGCGTCAATATCCGCTGCTGTCTGGCTCAGGCTGTTACTCAGTTGCGTCAGAGAATCCCCCTGCGCACTGAGTGTTTTGCCCTGCTCCGTGACCTGGTTCTGCAGGGTGTTCATCGCGCTTGCGTCCGCTTTTTTGTTCACGTTCGCATTCGTCGTGGCCAGATCGCTGCTGAGTTTAGTCAGCGCGCTGTTGGCCGCCGCGATGTCATTTCCCTGCTGCGTCACCTTGCCCTGCAGCTGCGTCACCGCTGTCGTGTCAGCCTTTTTACTCACCGTATCGTTTGTCGACCGGAGGCTGTTCTCCAGCGAGGTGGTCCGCGTGCCGATGCTGCTGAGCGTATCGCCCTGCTGGCTAACCGTGGTGGTCAGTGAATCCACCGCTTTTGCGGTCGCATCTGCGGTTTTCTGCGCACTGTTCGCCGCCGTCACGTTACGCATATGCCAGTCGGCAGCGTACCAGACGGTGCCGAACGGGCTGCTCTGATTAACCTGCAGGAACGGCCGCAGCAAGCTGGTATCGGATGGCACCGTAAAGCGCCAGGTGGCTCGTTTCCACGCGGTGGTGGTCCTGGTGTTGCCCCCGGACGCTTTCGCTCCGATGCCACCGGTGGCGGTGGTGGCCCGACCGATATAGAAGTTAAAGTCAGCGCTGCCGGTACCACACGCTACCAGAGCAGACATTTCGAAAACGTCGCCCGGCGTCACGGCGATGTTGTTGATTTTTGGCACATGGTCTCGCCCGGCCAGCCGGACGGCATACCTGAACGGGCAGTCAGCCGGCACACCATCGGCGGTGGTCTCCACCACGTCATAACCCATGCGGTCATACGCCGGATCAAATGACGGGTTTGGAATGTAATCATCCCCGGCAGCATTCCCGGCGTTCACCGCTGCCGTCAGGCTGACGATGTTGCTGTTGGCTGCCGTGAGGCCTGCCTCGGTTTTCTCCACCCGGCCAGTCAGCGCGTTAAGCGCCGTCTGATCCGCTTTGGTGTTGACCTTATCGGTGGTGCTGCTCAAATCGCCCTGCAGCTTCGTGATAGCCTGCCCCTGGGAGGTGATTTTGCCTTCCGCACTGGTGACCCGGCTGGTGAGATCACTCACCGACTGCGCGCTGGCCTTTTGTGCCACGTTGTTGTTGGTGGTGTTCAGGCTGTTCTGCAGATTCGTGATGCTCTGAGACTGCGCGGTCAGTTGCCCCTCGGCGTTCGTCACCCGACTGGTGAGGCTATTAATGGCCGATGTGTTCGCGGTAATACCGCTGGCCGCATCATCCGGACTCGGTGACCAGTCGGTCATCACGGTCCCGGTTTCCAGCTGAGGGCGGCAGAGCCAGACTTCTTTGTCGGCAGACGTCGCGCTTTCCAGACGCGCGGCAATCAGCCGTTTGGTGCCACTGGTGGCAGGAATAACCCATTTCACCCAGTAACGCGCCCATGCGGTGGTCAGTTTCGTGACCGCCTTGCCGTCACCGGCCCCGCCTTTAAGGCCCTGGCTGGTTTCCGTGGTGGTGCTGTTCGACGGGTTATAGAAATAACTCGCCATCTCCTGCCCGTCATAAGCCCCTTTCGCATAGAAACTGAATACAAATTCCGTACGCCCGGTAACTTCCAGCGTCTGTTCATCCAGCTGGGTATAACCGGATGCACCTTTCGCCAGCCGGGTGTAGGCCACGCGGTCGCCCAGATAGGTCTCTGTGGCGTGGCGGCTGCTCCATCCCTCCAGTGTGTCCGCATTGCGGATAAGGTTGGTCCCGCCCACGGCCAGGGAGGAAAAGTTGTTTTCCAGGTTCGTCAGCGCGCTGCTTTGCGTGGTCAGATCCCTGCCATGCTGTTCAACGGTATTCTGCAGGCTCTGCAGCGCCGTTGCATCAGCCTTCTTCGCCACATTGCTGTTGGTCGTGTTCAGGCTGTTCTGCAGGCTGGTCAGGCTGTCTCCCTGCGATTTCAGGCTGCCTTCGGTAGCCGTCACGCGGGTCGTCAGATTCGTCAGCGCGCTTGCATCGGCCTTGCCGCTGATATCCTTTCCTAGTTGCGTCACATCTGACTGCAGTTTCGTGATCGCGCTGCCCTGAGACGTAATATTCTTCCCGTTCTGCGTGACTGACGCGGACAGACTGGAAAGCGCCTGCGCATTCGCATCGGCGGCATCGAGCGCCGCTTTCGCATCGGTCACGTCAGTGATGATCAGATCATCAATCAGGAAGGCGTCACCCAGGCGAACTTTTGGTGTGTTCGGGATGGAGATCCTCACCATTGCCTGTTTCAGCGCGGTTCGGTTGTTGGTCAGATAGCCACTGACTTTTGTCCAGTTGTCCACCGACAACTCGGAGACTTTTACGTTCAGGCCAGGCCACGACCAGCTATTGGCAGAATCCTGGAAGGAAAATCCGAGCACCATATAAACGGTCGGATCGGCGGTCGAGCCAGCCGGCAACTTAACCCACGCCTCCACGTAATAGACCGCGTTATCGCGAACCTGCATGCCTGAAAAGATATGGGTATCGTTATTATCCGTCGCGTTCGGGTTGTACTCCGTACTGCGCGTAACACGCAGGCTTTTGGTCCCGCTGTGCGCAGCTTCACTGGTGATAACGGCGCGGGCATTACTGAGAACATCGCCGACGGCATAGGATTCAAAGCTGCCGTCCGGCAGTACGTTGGCTCCCCGTGTCGCCTGCTGCTTCAGCGATGTATTCAGGCTGGTCAGGCTGTCGGCCTGGCTACGGATATCCTTTTCAGTCTGGGTAACCCGGTTGGTCAGTGAACTGACCGCCGACGCATCAGCCTTCTTCGCCACATCACCTTTGACCCCTTCCAGCGCGTTATTTAGCGCCGTGATGGATTGCCCCTGTGATGTCAGGGTGTTCCCCTGGTTCGTCACCGTCCCGGTCAGAGACGAAACAGCATCGCTGGTCGCCTTGATGTTGGTTTCATCGGTGATATCAAACACCCGGACGGAATCGAGCCAGATTTCACCGTTTGTCGGATGAGAATAAAGTTTGAAGTTCTGCCCGTCCGCGCCGGCAGCCGTCAATCCGGTTTCCCAGGTGATGGTTTGCCAGTCAGTGGTCAGCGTGACCGTTTTATCCTCATACGTACTGTCCGTCTGGCCGATTTTGTTCTGGCGACGGATCAGCAGACTCATCGCGCCGGAAACACCTTTGGCCTTCACCACCACCCGGTACTTGCGCTGGCCATTCAGCGGCACCGGCTTGTTGTTGTTGGAGAAGATCCCCGGACTGGTGTTAGTCGTCCGGTTCAGCCGGACCCCCGCTTTCCCGTCCCCGAAATCGCCAAAGGTCACACCGGCAGGATACTGAATATCCCAGGCCGTGCTGCCCTGCAGAAAATCAAAGTTCGGGATCAGGTTGTCGCCGGCGTTGCGGGTGGCCGTCAGCACATTCGCCAGATTTGTCAGCTGCTGGCTCTGTGTGGTCAGTTTCCCTTCCGCCTCTGTCACCCGGTTATCGACCGAAGTCAGTGCCGTTGCATCGGCCTTCTTCGACACATTGCTATTGGTCGTGTTCAGGCTGTTCTGCAGGTTCGTCAGTTGCTGGCTTTGTGAGGTGATGACCCCTTCCGCTGTGCTGACCCGGCTCGTCAGTCCGGTAACGGCGCCGGCGGTGGCATCGATGTCCACCCGGTCGGTAACGTCAGTGACGTAAAAATCATCGAAGTAGCGGCTGCCGCTAATCAGATAGTTACTCAGCGTCACCGGCAGGCTGGCTGTCTCCGTCGCTTTCCAGCGACCGGAAATCAGGGTCCAGTTTGTCCCCACCGTACCGCTGTTGTATGGACGCTCAAAAACCGGCTGGCCGGCAGAGTTGCCGATCCGCAGCTTGTTGTTCCCCGCGCCATTATCCGTCGTCGCTCCGGGTTCCTTGACCCACACCCCGATTTCATAGGTTCGCCCCTGAACAAACGGGATGTATTGCCCCGGAGTCACATTCCCCGGATCAACCTTCAGCGCCCGCGTCCCGCTATGAGGAACGGAAACCTCCACCACACTGGTCGCGGTTGACCGCCCGGTGTAACCATCCAGCCCACGTTCAAACGAGGGATTCACGACCAGGTTACCCGGTATCTGCCCGCTGGCATCGATATCTGCCGCGACCTGCGAGAGGCTGTTCGACAGGTTCGTCAGCGAATTGCTCTGGCTCTCCAGCGTTTTTCCCTGCTGAGTCACTTTCGTGTCGAGCGTGGCCAGCGCTGTCGCATCGGCTTTCTGCACCAGCGCTTTATCGGTATTCGCCAGATTTCCGGTCAGTTTCGTGATGGCGCTGTTCGCAGCCGTCAGGTCGTTGCCCAGCTGTGTGACGGTATTGGTCAAATTCTGCACCGCTGTCGCATCAGCCTTTTTGGCCACTGCGGCATTGGTGGTTGCCAGCCCGTTTTCCAGCTGGGTTATCCGGTTGCCGGTCGAGGTCAGCAGATTACCCTGTTGCGTCACGGTGGTGGTCAGGGAGTCAACCGCCGCCGCCGTGGCATCCGCAGTATCCTGAACCTTTTGCGCCGCTGTCACATTTCGCATATGCCAGTCCGTAACGAACCATACGGTGCCATACGGGCTGTTCTGCGAGATCTGCAGGAACGGGCGGATATAACCCCTGTCCACCATCGCCTGCGTGACCTTGAAGCGCCAGGTGGTTCTCTGCCAGGTCGCGGAGGGTGATTTCCCGCCCCCCGCCATGAGAGGCGCACCGGTGCTCGTATCTGGCCGAACGGCGGTGCCAACATACAGATTAAAATTCGCCGTGCCGGCGCCGCAGGCAACCAGTGCGCTGATCTCAATCACATCGTTAAGCGTGGCCGGGAACGCGGCAAAATTAGGATGGTGATCCCGGCTGGCAATTCGGGCCGCATAACCATACGGGCAGCCCGGCGGGACCTCCTCAGCCGTCGTGGCTACCACGCTGAACCCCATCTGGTCATACGCCGGGTCAAACGTCGGGTTGGGAATTAAATCCCCGCCTGATGCGTTTCCGGCCCGTACAGCGGATTTCAGCGAGGTAATGTTGCCGTTAGCAGCCGTCAGCCCGGATTCCGTCTTCTCCACTCGTCCGGTTAGCGAGTTCATCGCCGTCTGATCCGCTTTGCTGGCCACGTTCGCGTCTGTCTGCGTCAGCGCATTCCGGAGCTGGGTGATACTCTGCGAATTGCTGACCACATCGTTGCCAATCTGGCTGACATTCGAGCTGAGCACGCCGGCTGCGTTTGCCAGCGCGGAAACCCCGAGACCGGAGTACATCTCAGCAACCTTGTCTGAAAGCTTCAGGCCCAGGTTGATATACGCCTGGCCGGTCCACTGAGTCACCAGAAACTCAATGGTGTTCCAGCCGGCTTTCAGTTCAAAACTGACGGTATTCCAGCTGGCGTTACCCCAGGCGACCTGAACCCCATTCACAAATATGGCGCCGGTATCATCAAAAACCCTGGCGCCGGGCGCCAGTGTGATGGTGGTATCTGCGGCCACTTTCACCTGGCAGGAATACAGCGCGATCAGATAGCTGCCGGCGGACGTAAAGTCCAGTTTGGCCGCGTCGGCCACCTCATCCACGACCGTTGGCGCCACGGCGCGAATATCGCTGAATGACGGGACTGTCCCGGCGTTAGCCAGCTGCACAGGATAGAGTCGACGGGACCAGCGATTCGGCTGGCCATTAACCAGTTGATTTGACAGGCTGGTGATGCTGTCAGTATTGCTGCGAATATCCTGCCCGTTTTGCTCTACCTGCTGCGTTAAGGCAGTGACCGCAGCCGCTTCGGCTTTCTTCGCCAGCGCGGCATTTGTCGTGCCCAAATCGCTCGTCAGTTTCGTGATGGACTGACCCTGGCTGGTTATCCTGTCACCCTGCCGGGTAACAACAGACTGCAGCCCGCTCAGCGCCTCATTCGTACCAGCCAGGCCCGTTTCCGTCTGGCCAACCCGGTTAGTGAGCGATGTTAACGCGGCGCCCTGCGATGTCAGCGTGGCGCCCTGTTGCTCCACTTTCTGCGTCAGGGACGTCAGCGCGGCCGCATCGGCTTTTTTCCCGAGGCTGGTTTCCAGGCCACCGATACGGCTCGCCTGCGCGCTCTGCTCTGTCGTCAGAGAACTCAGTTCACCAGAAACAGCAGCTTTGTTGTCGTTAAACTGCGTCTGCAGGGACTCTCTGGCCTTAACTTCCGCCGAGATGGCGGTAACGCGCGCGGTTTTTTCCTGGTACAGCAGCCCGGAGGTGACTTTCTCCAGATCGCTCCCATCATAGGAGCCACGCATCTGCGCCGCCAGCGTGCTACGTGCCTGCGCTTCGGCGGTCAGCGCGTTACTCAGCGTACTGCGCACATCCTGCAAAGCCGCCGTACTGGCGCCGGGTGCTGGCCGGCCAACGGCGATCCAGTCGAATTCGATAAAGTTGCTGGCATCCTGCTGGTTCGTCAGGTCCAGGCGAATACGATCAATGTTCCCTGTCCACGGAATATCACGCACCGTCAGGGTTGCCACCCCATCGGCATACTCCGGCTCAGCAACAATGTATCGCTTCGTGTTATTGAAGTTTTCGCCGGCAGACACCCAGCGGATCTCACCCGCCCAAACTGGTTTGCCGGTTTTACGAAAGCGCAGCATGATGAAACGGTACGCCGCACCATCGACAGCCAGCCCGCCAGGAGAGGTAATGTACGGATCGGTGGCGCTGTCCGCCGGGCGTAACCAGCCATCCTGTGACACACCCGGTACGCCGGCGCTGCCGGTCCAGCCCTCGGTCGTCTGATTGTTGAAATGCCAGATAACCTGCGAATCGAACTGGATATTAGCGCCGGCTGCGAGGCTGGACATTTCCCGCGCCAGATTTTCATCGGCAGTCTTCATCACCTGAGTCAGGCTCTCGATACTCGCCTCAATCCCCTGCGTTGCCGCCAGCAGTTCATCAGCGGCCTGTGACGCCTTCGCGTTAACATCGGCGATACGATCCGCGGTCTCCTGCTTCACCGCATTGGTCAGCGTGGTGTTGACCTGAGACAGCGACTGCTTCAGGCCATTTTCGGCAGTCTTTATCTGCGCATTCAATGCGGCATCGCCGTCGGCCAGCGTTTTGCTGACCCTGGCAATCTCCAGGTCGATGGTGGCGTTGATTTCCGCAGCCGTATCGGTGACCGACTGTCTTACCTGGGTGATGCTGTCGGTCAGCGACTTGTTCACAGTTGCGATCTGCTTGTTCGCATCTGCGACGGCGGATTTTGCCTCCTGAACGCCTTTGTTTGCCTGAGCCAGACCAGAATCGAGAGCCTCATTGACAGAGGTTATCTCATCCGTGATGGTTTTATTCACGGCGGAGATCTTCCCGTCAACATCAGCAGTGATGCTTTTCGCCGATGCTTCAATATCCTGGCTGACCTGCTTCGCCTGGTCTTCGGCTTCCTTACGCAAAGCTTCAGCGGTCTGCTCCAGTTCCTGCTGCGTATTGCGGATACCTTCCTGCGTTTCGCTAATGGTGAGCTGCGTTTCCTCCCAGGCAGCCGTATCCTTGATCGCGTCGGTCAGGTTTTCGTAGTAGTCATCAAAGTTATCGCTGGCCATCCCCTGGACCCAGCCGGTCCACGGGCTTTCATTGCCAAGACGATCCACAAGGCGCGCCCGGTACCAGAATTCGGCGCCCATACTGAGGCCCATCTGCTGATAGCTTTTCCCCGGATAGGCCACGTCTGATAACGGCATTGGCGCACTGCCGTCCTGGTTTTTGCTGTACTGCAGTTCCGTGCGCAGCGTATCCCCGGAGCCGGTCGGGAACTCCCAGCTAACCTGGACCCCATGAACCAGCGAACGGGTTGCCAGCGCCAGCGGTGCCAGCGGCTCGCCGACCTTGCCGGTCAGGATTTTCTCTTCGGAATACGCCCAGCCGCTCGAGATCTCCGCCGCATTGATCGCACGGACGCGAACCAGGTAACGACCGGCATAAATGCCGCTGACCTCAAACGAGGTGGTCGAGCTGCGCGGCACATTAATCCAGTTCCCGTCGTTACGGCGCCACTGCGCCTCGTAGGCAATAGCGCCGCTGACCGCTGACCAGTTAACCTGCATCGTTTCGACGCTGATCCCCTGATTCACGACCGAGCGGGATGTGATGACAATATCGTCAGGAGGTGACTGGTTGCCCGCCGGCAATACGCTAACCGGGCGCTGATCGATAATCGCGCCGGTATCGATGCGGGGGAATTTATCCGGGTCATGTGACACGCCGGTGATCGTGAGGGTGGCATCGCCGTTCTCTTTTACCCCTGTGACCCGGTACTGCTGCAGAAAGAGGTCATTAGATTCTACGGCCCAGACGCATTCCCGTTCTGGCGTCTCACTGTACGCCGTTGTGACCGTAATCTGCCGGCGTCCGTTAACGGCCTGGATGGTCCGGCTCTGTGAGATCCCGGATGGCAGGTTTAGCTGTAGGCGGTCGCCAGGTTTGGCATCCACATCACGATCCAGCGTAATCACCCGGCCATTCACCGCGCTGATCCGCCCGCCGTTGACCCGTCCGGCCAGCAACTCATCCGCCAGGGCAATGATATAACCGGGTTGAGGTATGCGACCGTCCAGCCCCACATCAAACTCAACGACCCGGTCTTTGTTGTTGGTCAGTATGCCCCACAGCCCCTTACGGTGGGCTTCGCTCTGGCGCGTACAGCCAATCGCGGTCATTTCGAGCTGGTTAAAACTGTAGCGGGAAACCAGTTCCGGGATAAACGCCGGCTCCATTGCATCGGCATAAGCATTATCCGGATCAGACCAGGAAACTAGGGCGTTGGTGTACCGAACCTGGCTGCTGCTGCTCGAATAACGGGGTTTGCCGACAATATTGGCGCGCGTATAGGTAAAATCGACATCACGCGGCATATCAGCCTGCACAACAATCTGCTCACCGTTCCAGCAAGTCATGCCCCGGAAAATGGCGGCAAAGTCTCGCAGCACGGTGTAAGCATCGTTGCGTTCCTGGACGTAGACGTTACAGGTATAGCGCGGCTCCATGCCGTCACCACCGCGCCCGTCAGGAACCAACTGATCGCAGTACTGTGCAATCTGGTACAGCGTCCATTTCGAAATATTGGCGCTGCTCAGACGATTACCGAGACCAAAACGGTCAGCTGTAACAATGTCGTAATAGATCCAGGCCGGGTTATCCGTCCAGGCCCATTTAAACCCGCCGGTCCAGACGCCGGTATATTCGCGGGTTTCCGGATTGTAGTTATCCGGCACACGAATCACGCGCCCACGCGGCTCACAGGAAATTTGCGGAATGGAGCCATTAAACTGGCTGGAGTCGAACTCGATATAAAGCAGCGCGGTGTTGGGATAACGCAGCTTCGCGTCAATCACTTCGGTATAGCTCTGCAGCGTCATCACGTCGCCAGTTTTGACACTGTTTGCATCCGGAGAGATTTTACGCAGGCGTAGCGTCCAGGTACTGCCGGCATGGGGCAGATCAATACGATGGCTCCGCTCATAACCGGAGGTGGTTTTACCCGTGACAGCGGTTTCCAGCACCGTCTGCCAGGCGCCACCGTCGGTCTGCAGGTCAATCGCATACTTGACGGTATTGCCCACCACGTCGCCGTCATCTTCCTGTTTCATCAGGGACGGCCATTTCAGGCGGACACGAACGGCAGAAAGCTGGGTATTAGTAAAGGTATGGGTCCAGGCTGTCTTGCTGGAAACTTCCGTTCCCACACTGATTTCATTTTCAGTGCCGGGAATACCCTGAATATAAGTCTGAGCCTGCGTGCCGGGTCGAAATTCCCAGGACACGCCACTGAAGTTTTGCGAACCATCAGCATTTTCAAGCGGGGTGCCATCAAGATAAATATCTTTACCGGTTAAACCACCTGCAAATTCACCCTCACCTAATGCGAGCAGAATTTTGGCTTTCGCAACGGACTGTAAATCATCCGGCTGTTCCGTCGGTGTACGCTGCTTTGAGCCGCCACCCTTGCGCCCTTTAATTATGTTATTTGCCATATTACGCCCATAAAAAAAGCCACCGCAAGGTGGCCTGAATTGGATGGTTTACTGAATAAAACTTATTGCTGGTCTTCTACGTAAATACCGGCAGATATAATGGCGCCGCCAATTCGGCGTTTGCCATAAAGCAAAGGGACCGGGTATCCCTGAGAGGCAGTGTTCGTCACGCCCCCAAAGGCGTAGGACGCTTTATTGTCAGCGGATTCTTTTCGTGCCAGGCCAGCTGGCTGTGGGGAAAGCATCTGAACGACGCCGCCGAGCATCATGGCGCCGCCAGCCAACCCGACATTCCACGCAGTACCTGCGGCTAAAGCACCGGCGCCGGCAGGTCCAAGCATAACGGCAGCAGCTATGATTACTGCGCCAAGGATAGTCTGCAATACCCCTGCTTTTTTACTGCCAATAACAACAGGGACTATTTTTATAGTTTCATCATTAACAGGATAAGAAAAATCATTTAGCCCTATGTTTTTCCCGTTCTTGAATATCGCAAAAGTCAATCCTCGTTCTTTCGCTTTATTCATGAACATTTCAAAGCCACTGATCGTACAGCAAAGCGCCTGAATAGCTTCATTTGTAGTGGCTACTAAGCGCTTATGTTTTTTACCAAATCGCTTTCCTAATTCACCGCTCAGCTCAATATTAACCATTGACTCCTGAACTGTAATCATAAAACCACACCTTTTTTATATGCATGATTTGATCACCGATTTCATTTCAGCGCTTCTTCTGGCATTTTGAGAGAAGTAAATAACTTTACTTTTCCCATCTTGGTCAGGAATCACATCTGCAACCCAAGTATATACGTCTATATAGACAGTCTTACCGTTTTTATAAGGCTGAATATATACCGGGACAGGTCCTGTTAGAAAACTTTTTTCCTGCCAGCCTGATAAAATGCACTCAGAAACATCATTCATATTCTTATTCGAATGAAATATTTCTTCCGGACCACTCTGACGGACTTCCGAAGGTGACTTACAACCAGTAAGAATGAATGCCCCGATAATAATCGGCAATGCTAAAATAATTTTCACTAATTCATCTCCTTGTAAAGAAGACGAAATATTAACATAGAGACTTATACCGAACGACCTTGATCGTCCTTTCCATCCAGTACCCACCATACGGCACGCGCTGGCTGAGATGACCATACAGGTGATGCAGCAGCATATTCCCGTCCAGCAGAATCCCGGCGTGGTTCCACTTATCCGCCTGCACCTGCATGATCACCATATCACCCGGTTGCGGTGGACCATCAAACTCACGGAACCCGCATTCATACCAGCAGTCCTGATAAAAATTGTCCGGATACTCCTTTTCCCACCACGGATAATCGACGCGGTAATCGTGCAGCTCGATGCCGTGGGTTTGCCGAAAATAGCTCATCACCAGGCCCCAGCAATCGTAGTGGCCCAGCACGAATGGTCGCTCGAGGAGCGGCAACTCACCACGCGGGTGGATGGTACGGAGATCGCCTTCTGGCCAGCTGATAATATGCCAGGGGAGAAGGGTCGCGTCGCATTGCGCTTTATCCAGTTCGCTCGGCTGGGTGGTGGCATCAGGATGGCTGTGAACAATACCGGTGATCGTTCCCCATTCCTCAACCTCCGCATAATCCTCCGGCGCCAGCACAAAATTATCTTTCGACTCTGTGGCCAGGTTCCGGCAGGGGAAATAACGCTCCGCTCGGCCCCTCTGGGCGACGAGGCCGCAGGCCTCGCGCGGATATTCTGCGGCCGCATGTTCCTGGATGGCCTTAATCGTTTTCTGACGCATATCAGCTCCTGATTAATGAGGTGCCGGGGAACCCGCCAAACGGCAGTTCGCTATTCTCACCATGACGTAATTTGCAGGCCGTGAGCGTTCCGTTGCAGACATCCTGCGACGGGTCATCAACTGGCTGATTGTTCCTGTCAAAATACCGGGTGCCGGCATAGTCGCACCCGTTACCGCTGCGGTACTGATTGCGGATACACCAGGTGCAAATCGCATGCAGCTGGCGAGTGGGGATCATCATCCCCTGCAGGGCAAACGGGCTGGAGAGAGTAAATTCCACCTTCTCATCGTCTTCATAATGCTTTACGTCAATGAAGAAAAGGCGCCGTTTCTCCTGAGTCGGATCAGCTGAGACATTCCCGTCCGGAAAGTTCTTCGCATCGAGATACTGTTTTTGCGTGTCGTGGATGACAACCCGCGCCAGAGCCAGATCGTCGTAATGAAGACAGAGCGCGGATATCTTTCCGTCGATGTTCCCTACCCGCAGCGTTGGCTGCGCGTCGCTGCCCGTGGTGGATGACTCGATCCCTTCGATTTCACATGGCCAGGCTTTATACTCCCGCCCCTGCCACCAGATGCTTTTCGCCGGCAGCTTATCCAAGTCGCCGCCAGCGGCGAGGATTTCGGCTGCAGTATGGGGAACGTTATAGCCGTGGAAATACAAAACCTCATCCAGGCCAAACGCCTGGCCATCGATCTCCAGGAGACGAACCTCATCGCCTGGCTCTAACTTCTGATAATTCGCGTTAAGGCTCATGGTTTAAATGCCTGAATAAAAGTGGCTGAAAGTGAGTAATTTCCGCCGCCCAGCGGCACCGGTTTATATTGTTCGCAGCGGTAAAGCCCCACCTCTTCCAGAGGCGGGGTCCACTGAAACGCGCGGGTGCCGGCATGACGGTCGAGGAACTGCTTAATCGGACGGATATAGTCCTCCGTACCGACAAAACTCAGCTCCCAGTCCTGTGATCGGGTGTTAATACCATCGCCGGATACCTGCGCATACCCGTCACTGAACTGCGCCTTCCGGACACGAAAGTTAACAGTCTGCTGGGGATTAACCCGCGGACTCCAGGTGAATATCTCAATAGCCATCAACGTTGCCCTTTAACTGCATTCCAGACCATCCCGCCAGGGCGCATATCCTGCGCCATCAGCTCCCTGTATTTTTTCTCCACAAACGAGCCGATCTGCTGGCCAAACTGCTCAAAACCAGACGGCGCCTGCGTTGAGGTGTTTCCGCCTTCAATCGTGATATAGACTTTTGGCCCTTCCGACGCGCCGGCGTTCTGACCACCACCGACAGCGCGTACACCCAGCGAACCATCGCCGGCACGCGTCAGCGGCATGATGGCCTCCGGCCCGGCCTCGCCAAATACGCCGGCCCCTTTTGCGAAGGCGAAGAACTGCGGAGAGTCATACACCTGGTTGCTGTATGCGCTTAGCGACGGTGAGTCATAAACGCCGCCTTTGGCGTTGAACTGGAAGTTACTGGCGGCATTCTGGATCGCCGTCCCCGAGCCTGCGCCCGCAGCGCCCGTGACAACGCTGGTCCCGACGCCCACCACGCCCATAATGGTTTGCATGACGGTACTGGTGACCAGCGCCTGAGCGGCCATATCAACGAGGTTTTTTATGACCGACTGCGTGAGTGAGGAAAACAGGTCAGCCATGTTCTCCTTAAAGCTTCTCGTCCGCGTCAGCATGCTCGTCAGGAAGTTGCCCGAGCGCTCATGGGCCGTTTCAAATAACCCGACGGCCAGGCTCTGGAATTCTCCCTGTGATCGGTATAACTCCAGTGACGTCTGATACTGCGCATCGGCGGATTCTTTCGTCGCCTTCTGCATCAGCATTTCGTACTGTTCTTTGCTGATCGCGCTGCCCTGGTAGTACGCCTGCAGCAATGCCTGCCGCTGCGCAAGCTGATTGCGCAGCGAGACCAGTGGATCAACTTCGCCGGCGATATCCAGTGCCGGCGCAGCGATTTCATCGGCATGCGCCTGCAGCAGCTCTTTCGCAGTATCTCTGGCCAGCGTTATTCGTGCGGCCTGGTACTCTTTTTCATCAAGAAGGCGGGCTTTGAAAAGCTCAGCCAGGTCCCGGCTGGCTTCCTGCTCTTTTCGCAGAGTTTCCTGGGCGGGGGAATACTGCGCGGCCAGATCCAGTCGCTGTTTCTGGTAGTTCTCTGCATTCATTAACAGCACGCGCTGCAGGTCAGCATCACTGGCGCCATTTTTCTTCGCCGCTTCCTGCAGCTCCCTGTTGCTGTCCTTTTCCTGCAGGTTAATTCTGGCCAGGCTGGATGCATGGGCTTCTTCAATTTGCTGCCGCAGCGTTTTGAACTGGTCGACCTGGGACTTACTGCCTTTCCCCGTGCCGGTACCGCCATCGCCGCCCCAGGGATTTCCATCTCCGGTCTCTTTGGGGGGCGTGCTTAACGCTCCTTTCAGATCGTCCGTAAGGGAGGTTATTTTTCCCGATAAACCCAGCTGAGCCAGTGTTTTTGCATCACTGACACGCTTAATGTTTTCCTCGGTTTTGCGGAGTCCCTCGTTAACGCTATCGAGATCCGCCCGCGCCCGCGTCTGGTCTTTTGTCACCCCTTCCAGCTGGCCGAAGGGGTCAAACCCTTTCAGGCTGTCGATACGACTGCCGGCATCCTGAATCTCTTTTATCAGCTGGTTACGCTGCACGACCTGGTTTTCGTACTTATCCTCCAGGTCGAACTGCTTCACATTTAACTGGTTAAGCGAGAGGCGCATCAGCGCTTCACTGGTTTCCACTACGGCATCTTTTAAATCAATGGCCGATTGCCGGGCTTCTTTTGCTTGTTGATGGAAATACAGTAATGCAGAGCCAGCCAGCGTCGCCGCGCCAACCGGACCACCAACAAAAGCCAGGGCGCCTCTTGCCAGGCCCACCGCAACGGAGGCCGCACGGGCTGATATCGACAATTGCCGGTTTGCCGCTGCCAGTTTCAGTTTCGCCTGGCTGGCCAGGTTCGTTTGCTCAGTTTCCTGCCGGATAAGCCGGGTAAACTCATCCTGGTAACTGATATTCATCCCGTACTGTTTAGCCGTCCGCTCCATCTGCCGGTAGTGGCCAAACTCAGCGTCGTTCTGTTTCAGGATGGCCGCTGTCGAATCCAGCGTTTTGCGGGCAATATCCGCATCAGCCTGCGCCCGCGCTTTTACCGCCGCCTGGCTTTCCCGCCAGGCCGCGATATTCTCCCGCAGCCCTGCAGTCAGTTTCGTGGATAACACGGGGATCAGGCTGTAAAGCGCCACGCTGGAGACGGTGTTGAAATTGTCTGCCAGGCTGTTCAGTGCCTCCGTGGCAACCTGAATCCCGCTGCGGAGTGGCCCGTTACTGCTCTGGCCGATCTTAATGACCATCCCTTCAAACGCACTGCTCAGCCCCAGCAAATCGCCGTTCAGGTTGTTAACCCTGATGGATGCCTGCTCATGCGCCGTTTTGGTACCGGTCAGGGAAGCGGTTAGCTCATCAAGCTTTGAACGGTTCTGGACCAGGATAGACGCCGCATTCAGGTTCTCCACGCCAAACAGTTTTACGGCCTGGGCCGTGGAGAGATTTTTCCCGGAAAGATTGGTCAGCGCCTGGCTGAGACCAACCACGGACGGCTTGAGGCTCTTGTCCGTGCCCTTTTCCAGATTCAGAATGACGTTACGCAGCGCCGTGCCGGCTTCACCGCCTTTAATTTCACGCTCTGCCAGCACCTGAATCGCGGCATTCAGCTGCTCAAAACCAACGCCGGCCTGTGCGGCTGCGACGCCACCATTTTTAATGGCGGCCGCTGTATCCACAATCTCCGACGACCCGTACTTCGCGCCGGCGGCCAGCACGTTGATATAACGATCCGCCTCCTGTGCGCTCGCCCCGTACTGGTTTAAGGAGAGCGCCAGCGTTCTGGTCGCATCGGGCAGCGTTGTACCGGCGGCCTGCGCCAGGATAAGCGCGCTGTTCGTAGCCTTCTGCAGTCCATCGGACGTTTTTAAAAGCTCCGGTTTAGCCGACGCCATCAGCTTTAGCGCCTCGGCAGCCTGGCTGGCGCTGTACTCTGTCGTGCGTCCCATTTCCTGCGCAGCCAGATCCAGCGCTTTCATTTCAGCAGCAGTCGCACCGGTGATGGCCTGCAGGTCTGATAATGCCTGTCCATATTGTCTGGACGTGGTGACGATCGTACCGATGGAAAGGCCGGCTCCTGCCAGCCCCGCCAGCCGGCTGGCCATCCCGGATATCGACAGACCGACCTTTTTATAGGCGTCCTCCGTCTTTTTCGCGTCCGCCTGGGCATTACGGTTGAACCGTCGTGACTGGTTCTCCGCATCGCCATACGCTCCCAGCAGCTGGGATTTAAAACTGGCTGCGTTCAGGTGCAGCCCGACCGCTAAAGATGCGACGTCTGCCATTACATTAATGCCCTCATGACTGCCGCGCATTCATCATCGACCCGGGATGGCGCAGGTGTGGTTTCGGTAGGTGGCGCGTTTTCATCGACAGGACGGCGGAAAGTGCCTTGTTTCAGGAAGTAGGCTCGCCAGTGGTACAGAGTGTTGGCCGGCAATGCGGCAATTTTGGATGGGTCAGGCTCGCCCCAGCGGTCGGCCAGCCAGAAGATCAGCTCCAGCCAGGGCGAGTCACTCAGTTTTTTTCCGCTTCCTCCAGCTTGCCGATTGCGTGTTGCTTCACTTTTTCCACAGCGGCCAGCAGTTCGGGGTTTTCATGGGCCTTCAGCAGCTCGGCTGCCGTGGGTTTATATTCATCCGGAATGGCCGTTCCATCCGGCTGAACCAGTGCATCGATGACGATCTGAATGACTTGCTCCGATGCCTCGCGCGCTGCGCCAGCTTTTGCGGTTTCAGCCATTTTCTCTTCGTAGCTGATGAGGTAATCCCCGGTCAGGCGGCGGATGAATACGGTGGCGCCAAATAACTCGGTTTTAATGACGGTTGGCTCCGATTTAAGCAACGCGGATTTCAGCGTGGACAGGTAATCTTTATCTTTCACAGGTAGTCCTTAAAAATAAAAAGCCACCCTAAGGTGGCTGTTTAAAGGTTAAGTTAATCAGGCGCCGCCGGAGACAGCGACGGTTCCCCAGGTGATCTTGTTCTGTTTACCCTGAACAGTGATCTGGATGACCTCATTCGCCGGAGCGGCGATTTCATTCATCTGCCACCCGGACAGCGCCAGGAGCATCGTCGCTGTTCGCTTGTTGGGTAATTCGACGTATAACTGGATGGTCTTGCGGGCCTCTGCTGCGTTCAGCAGCGCGGCAAAATCGGTATTGCCCGGATCATCAATGAAGCCCAGCGACTTTTCAGGCCCGTCAGGCAGATCGCTGATGGACTGTTTCTGCTTATCCAGTAACGTGGTGCAGTCGACAAAGCCCCCCGTCTGCCCCATTGCACCCAGCGCTTTACAGTTAATCAGCGGTTTCAGCGCTGACGTGGCAGCGCCAGGCTCCCCGTATTTCACAATGGTGCCCGCCGGCAACATCGCATATTCAGGCGAAGTTTTATCAGCCATGTTTCTCTCTCTTTTTATACGGCAGCGGATGCTACCTGTTTTCAATGCCGTTTCGGATTTCCACGGTTAACACGCGCAAAACGGTCTGGAGGTTGTAATCCAGGGCGGGTCGGATAAAGGGGTCTGCAACCTGTTTAACCGTGCCAAACTCCTGCGCCAGCGCCTTCATATGGTGCTGCTTGCTGGGGCCAACACGGAGCGTTACAACCGCGTTCCCTTTACCCTTGCGGGTGGAAGAGCGGATTTTGATTGAGTCCCGCATGTGCGGCCCGGCAGACGTTTCGTCAAAGCCGGCATGCTGCTTCATATCTTCCTCGACGACCTTTAGCGCTTCGCGCCCGGCATCCCGCAATACCTTCGTCGCCACTTTTTCGCCCAGGGCCATTAACTGCCGCTCCAGCTCATCCAGCCCTTTAACTTCCATTCGGATCACGAGGAGTCCTCCACGTAGTGAATGATGAAATCGCGGGTCAGGCGATACTGAATGCGACGATTCGTCAGCTGGTTTTTATCCTGATGGATACCGCCTCGCTCCACATACTGAACCGGGATACCCTCCAGCTGGCCATGAACGACGGATTTCAGTTCCGTCCAGATTTTTTTATCCAGCTGCAGCAGTGAGGTGTAATCATCAAGACGGTACAGATTCACCTGGATACGGGCTGAGACGATCCCCGTTCGCAACATTCCCGAGACCATTTCCGGGTCAGAGATACGCTGAAAGGTCGCACCTTCCTGGACCGTGTCCGGCAGTAAAAGCGGATACGCATTCATGCCGGTGATGCGCTCCAGCGCACCCTTAATCGCCAGCTCTATCATGCCGCCCGTCGGCCTCCCCCGTGATAATGATCCGGTCCGTTTTGCGGTCGATATTCCGGACGGTATAAACCAAATTTTTCGTCGTGATTTTCCAGTCTAGGTCGACCAGAACCCCTGGATGGACGGTAAAATGGCGGGTTTCCACTACCTGCTGCTGATCCAGCGTTCGGACTTTCCTGCCGGATACCAGCTCGTCCTTCGCCCAAGCTTTCCCCGTCTCAACCAGCTTTTCTGGCAGAGGTTCGCCCAGCGGCCCCCGCCCGGATTGCATATAGCCAATCACAATGCGGCAGGTCATTTCTCCCGGTTTCAGGTTCATAGCGTATGCTCCTGCAGAGGAAAAAGAAGATGCCTCACCGCAGCGGTTTCCAGCCACTGTCCGGTATGGCCATTCAGATACGCATCGCTGACCAGAAACTGAATGGCCAGCCGGATATCTTCATCCGCGATAAATCCGCGGACGGTCTCCGGGAGCGCCTGCAGCTCTTCATCACTGGTGACCAGCTTGCAGTAATAATCACGCTCGATGCTCCGCTGCGCGGCGTTCACCATTTGCGTGAGCATGGCGTCATGCTCCGTGAAATCCAGTTCCAGGCGTAACTGGGTTTTCACATCATCCAATGTCAGTATCAAAATCGCTGTCTCCCGGCTTCGGTTTCAGCGCGCGTTCGGCATCCTTCGGCCATACCGCGATACGGCGCTTAACCAGCTCTTCGGCGTGCGATCCTTCAAACCACGCGATATCACCACGGGAATAACGGCTATGCGGACCGAGGAACACAACGGATTTACGTTCTGCCTGTGCGACCACGGTCGCACGGTTATCCTGTGCGGTCTCGGTCGCATGGTTGTCCTGTGTGCCTGTTTCTTCCGGCTCCACTGCTTTATTTTTCGCAGCCATAACATTCTCCTGAAAGGGAAAAGCCCGCATATGCGGGCCGTATTTACTGAGGGATGGGTTAGAACAGGACGCCGGTACCCAGCACCAGGCCTTCCGGATGACGGAAGCCGATATCGTGTTCGAGGACGACGCGGATCAGCGACTGGTTTCGCGCAAACGCGGAAACCGTGTTGCCTTCGGCATCCAAATAGGTGGCCTCTTTGGAGAAATCGACCTTCATGGCGCCATCTTCACCGATAACAACATCATTGAAGTCAGCGAAATAAATTTCCGATTCCTTGCCACTTTCGCCCAGGTTAACCGGAATAGCGCTGGTATGCTGAATCGGATAGCCCTTGAGCATCCCCTGAGCCATTTCCGGGTAGACTTTGTTGCCGTTGCCGTCACGCAGGCCAAACAACTTCATATAGGTACGGTTCGACATACCCCAGCCGCAACGGATCATCAGGCTGTTGCCATCCATCGCCATCAAAATAATCTTGTCCAGGTACTCATCAACCGTGTTCAGGTTGATCGTGGAACCAGCTTCCCACGGCAGCAGGCGGTTCCACTGCGTCGCACGCGCCTTCATACCAATTGGTGTATCGCCGGTACCGTCATCGCGCATAAACGCTTTATCCTCACGAACAGAGATGGCGGTCAGAATATCCTGCAGGACCAGCTGCTCAACGTTAAAACCGGCGCGGCCAATCAGCTGGTTCGACATCGGGACCAGTGCGATCATGGTTTTGGCATTCAGTTTTACATCGTCGAATTTTGATTCAGACGATTTGGCATCCTTTCCTTCGCCGGTGTAGCTGGCCGTTGCACCGCCAGCCGAGCGCGGTAACGACAGATTACCGTTAGGCAGCGGAATGGAGCGGGCACCCAGCTTACGGACGATGGTACGGTCGCTCAGCAGCTCGATGACTTCGTTTTGCATGTTCTCCGGGATGAGCGCCCCACCGGAACCCGCAGCGGTGGAAATGGCCATCGATAAAGACTGATCATTCAGTTCTTCAGCGGCAAAGACCGCTGCATCACGCAGATCCCCCTTCGCTGCGGCAATCGACATCACCATGCGCGTCATGCCTGCGCCTGTGTATTGCTTCGGCTCAGCTTTGACGATGACTGCTGGTCCCTGCTGGGTAGCCTTGACTGGCTTTGCGACCAGCGCCGCAGCACGTTCGGCGGCTTCCAGGCGTTCAATTTTGGCGCTGATATCAGTGAACTGCTGCTGCAGGTTCGCAAACTCCGTCAGCTGCTCAGCTGTCAGCGTGCCGCCGCTGGCGTCAATGGTTGCCAGGGCCTGAACCTGTTCGTTGATACCCGCACGCTGACGACGCAATTCTTCAATATGTGGCATTTTATTTCTCTCTTTTTAGACATAAAAAAAGCAGCCTGCTGGCTGCTTAAGGTGACGCGGTTTGTGTTTGCGCCGGGTTACATTTTGGTTTGCAGGTCCATCGCGGCTGCCTGCATCTGAATGGAGGTTTTTTGACGGGGTTGCTTATACTTTGCCGCGATAGCATTGATCGCCGCCTGGGGGTCAGAGACTTCATCCGCCAAGCCGGCTGACACAGCGCCAGGGCCAAAATACAGCCCCGCCTGCGTATCAATGATGGCCTGCTGCTTCAGGCCGCGATATTCGGCCACCGACCCCGTAAACGTCTCGTACATTTCGTCGATCATGCCCTGGAACATACCCAGCGACTCTTCACTCAGTGGTTCATGTTGGGTGCCATTATTTTTGTTATCTCCCCGGTAAATGGTGGTGAACGTCAGCCCCATTTTTTCTTCCATCTTCGACGTATCGAGGTGCTCCATGATCACACCAATCGACCCCACGCCACTGGTCTGGCTGACGATGATTTTGCTGCAGGCCGATGCGATGAAATACGCGGCGGAATACGCGCTGTAGTTCACAATCGCCGTGATGGGTTTCGTGTCGCGAGACTGATAAATGTAATCGGCCAACTCCTTGCACCCCACCGCTGCGCCGCCGCCGGAGTTAATATCCAGAACGATTTCGCTGATTGATGGGTCGTTTAACGCCGCCTGCAACTGCCCGCGGATCCGCTCGTAGCTGGTCAGCTCGGAGCACATCGCCGTAATCTGCCCCCGGCGTGGAACAAGAATGCCGTGAACGGGGATCACCGCCACCCCGCCTGCGGGCTGGACCTGCTCAGCGGCAGGCGATTTACCCGGATTCAGCGCCATCTGAATGACGGCATCTTCGGTGATCCCCTGAATACGGGGGATGAGCACCGCTTTCACGGAGTCCATTGTTTGCCGCGTCACGTAATGCGGCACGCCAAAGACCATATCTGCCAGGTGCGGCAGGTTAATTAATTTCGTTGTCATGTTGTCTTCCAGGTCATCCCGCGCAGCGGGAAATAATCAGGCTCTGGCCAGAAGGGTTTCAATTTCGGCCAGCTGTTTCGCTGTCGGCGATTTATCGCCAGGAAGGATCGTCGCGCTGTCGACCATATTGAGCGGCGTCAGGTATTTGTCCCCGCCGGCAATTGGCGGCAGATTCTCCATACGCCGGATATCGTTAGTGGATAGCCATCCCCACTGGCGGCCCAGCGCATACGATTCATAGCGTGACTTCTGGTCTCCTCGCAGCAGCCCGGAAACGTTGAACTCGATGTACAAATCGCGGCGTTCGCTGGGCAGAAGCAGATCGCGCTGCAGCGCACCCTCATGGCGTTTCAGCCAGGCCAGCAGCGTATACATCACGAACTGCAGGCCCTGGTGCTCGATGTTGTTGTTGGTCGCTTTCGCCAGCATCTGCACCATATGTGGCGGGATTTTATAGAGCCGGCAGACCTCTTCCACGCCCCACTGCCGCGACTGTAGCAGCTGCGCCTTTTCGTTATCCTGCGACAGTTGTTTGTAGCTCATGCCCTCCTGCAGCAATGCCACAGAGAACATATTGTGAATACCGGAATGGCGCTCGGTCCATTTCGCCAGCAGGCGATCAATAGCATCCTGGCTTTTAATGGTCGCGGCCTCTTTCGGACGCTCTATCACCCCACTCATCGTTGTCCCGCGCCGGAATGTCGCGGCCGCATGCTCCTCAACCGCCAGGTTCAGCCCCAGAACATCGGCGTTCGTCTGAATGGGGGAACTGCCGATATAGCCATCCAGAGAAAAGACCTTCACATGGTGCATCATGCGCATCGGCAGAATTTCGCCGACTTCCGGGAGTTGGTAATACGGCATACCGTCCAGCCCTTTCAGCACAATCACCTTTTTCGGGTTAATGGGGATCAGTTCTTTCGGGTAGCCTTTTCCGTCCCGTTCTATGATCGAGTAGCAATTTCCCTCCAGCCCCAGCAACCCCTGCTGCTGCTCGAAATACTCGAATGAGGTGTCTTTCCTGTTGGGCTGGGAGTGAATCAGGTCATAAACCGGGTGGTCCGTCGCACGCTGGCGCCCGCCATTTTTATCCCGCCGGTAAAGTTCGCACGGCAGCTGCGCGACGGACTCCGCCAGGAGGGTGACACAGGCCCGGACCGCTGAAAGTCCAAGAGCGGTTTCCGGCGTGATTATGATGCCAGTTTTGCTCTGGCTTGAACGAACCCCGCCCAGCATGGCTTCCCAGAAGCTATTACCCGAATATTGTCGGCCCCTGAACATCTGGGGAAGGAACATTATTCACCTCCGCCATTGCTGACGCCGGAGGAAAAGGCCCGGGTTGTCATATATGACCAGCCCAGACAAATAATCCCTCCTGTTATCAATCCCACTGATGGAGAAATAAGCCAGGCACCTGCAGATAACAATCCAGCACCAGTGAGGCCGACAATAAAACTCAGAACTGAAATTAGCATGCTATATCTTCCTCATCGTATACGGATGTCATCACTGAACTGTTAAGCATGGCGCGCCCCAGCCCCATCATTAAACCAACCGCACCATCTATCTTGTTCTGCCGCCCTTCTTTCCCGGGACGCACAATATCGTCACTTCCGGGAAGGTACTGGCCGACGATGTTGGAAATACACCAGTTCATGACGGGGTGTCCGTCATGATGGAATCTCCCCGAGATGAGCGCAGCCTCAATCTCTCTCATAGGATCACTCATATGGGTAAAATTTTGTCTTATCTCGACAGGCTCAAGCCCCTCTTCCTCAAGCATGTGACGTAATGAAGTCGCGCCATAAGGATCAATGGGGCATTGGGCAATTTTTACGGTATTCCGCAGCTTCAGGATCGTTTCAAATATCAGCCTGTAATCAACTTCGCCACCATCGGTCGGGATCAACTTACCCTGCCGGACAAAGGACTGATAACGTTCTGCGGTACTTTTCAGCGCGGTCTCCTGCGAGTAAATGGTTTCTTCGGGTGCCCAGAACAGAGGAGAAACACAGTAAAAATGTGTTATTCCGTCTATTTCACGACGAAAAACTGGAACCACGGCATTGAGGTCAACTTTCGAGGCCAGATCGATACCCAGCCAGCATTCTTCCCCTTCAAAATCTGACAACTTAAGGTTTTTATCGGCTGCATCCATCCATTTTCTCAGGTCGTAATAAGCTGATTTTGCGCTTACCCAGCGATTGAAATGCTTGGTCAGAATCTTGTTTGTCTGCCCGGGCGTCGACATACCCAATAATTGTTTAGCCCGGAGAAAATCTGCTTTTACCGAAATGCCATAGTTGGGGTTTGCCTTGATTAATGCCTCAGGAGTCGTCCAGTCATCATCGTCATCAAGGCCATAAATCAGCCCAAATATGGTTTCATTTTCCTCGCCATTACGGGTTCTCCGCAGGATCTCGACAACCTGAGTACGCTTTTCATAGCAAGGGGATGTAATGTCATAGCCGGCAGTGGTGATGATCAGTGTCATCGGTTGTTCACGAGCCCCCATGCCGGTGGTCATGGTGGTGTAAAGCGCATCAGTAGTATGTTCGTGGTATTCATCAATGATGGCGCATGATGGCGAATCACCATCCCCCGGGTCACCGATCACAGGCGCAAAAACCGAACCGTCAGGGCGCGTCATTTTTTTTGCCCAGGGTTTTATCGAGAATTTTTGCCGCAATGCCGGCAGCTTTTTCACCATTTGCAGCGCCGGAGAAAATACCTTCCATGCCTGTTTTTCAGTCGTGGCGCCGCAATAGACTTCTGCACCATGCTCGCCATCTGCACAAAACATATAATTTCCTACAGCAGCGGCAATAGCGGATTTCCCGTTCTTCCTGGGCACCTCGATATAGATTTCAGAGAAACGACGCAGGCCTGTCTTCTTGTGTACCCATCCAAACGGTACGCCAAGAGCGAACTTCTGCCAGGCTTCAAATTCAATCCGGAGTTTACGCCGGGCCCATTCCCCTGAGGTATGAGGCATTTTCTGGGCAAAACGAAGAAACCGTTCTGCTTTGTTTTTATCGAAGCGGTAGGGCCAGTGGGGATCCTTTGCTCGTTCGAGGTCGTCCAGATGTCGCTGACAGGCAAGTACCGTTAACTGACACGCCAGAATCTTCCCGCCAACGATATCCCGCGCATACTGGTTCGCCGCATTGACGTTCGGATAGGTAGCCATCAGTCAAACTCATCGAATTCATTCCCGTCATCGTCCGGATCCTTTTGTCCGCTGGTCATGCGAAGACGACTGAGCGGATCTAACCCCAACAGAGAGCCGAGGCGGGCAAGCTGGGAAACCGAGTCATTCCGGACATTAACTGCAGGGTGTTTTTTCAAGCCCCCCATTTCACTTTCTGAGGTCAGTCCGCTGGCCAGCATTTTTTCGGCTTCGAGCATCAGATGAAAAGCATTGCAGTAAGCCAGCAACAAAGGTGCGTCCTCCAGCTCAAACACCCCTCGGTCGATGAGTATTTTGCTTTGCGTCTTCCACATTCTTATTGCCGCCTCCCCCATTAACTCAGCGGGAGGCGCAATACGTGTTAATTTGCTTTTTTGCCCGGTGGGTAAAGTGGGTTTTCGGCCACCACCGGACGATCGAATTCCTCCGGCCATAAACGTTCCTTTGATAGATGAAACCTTCCGGAAAAAAGTTTCTTATTTCTGGCGTGTAAAAATAGACTTCAACGGGCAGTCCCGAAGCGCGAAAGGGGTCAGGGATTTACTCCCCCCTACCCCTGGCTGCAGTTGCCTCAGTCGAGGTGGAGGTCGTAATTCCGGCTGCGCCGGCGGCGAATACGGTTCGCATTGCGTGGGCCGGCATACCTCAGACGTTCAATGAACACCAGTTGCTATACCGGCGGTCAGGATCCTGTCGCTGTAGCGGAGCCTCCATCTGCCTGCAGTACGCTTTCTGGTAGCCGTTCATCTAATGGCTGGTTCTCGAACACCTTCATCCCAAACTGACCGATCCAGGTGCTGACTGAGTTGATGTTCCCTGCGATGAAGTCGGTCACCTCGGCGATCAGTCCTTTAACGACAACATCCGTACTCTGACGCCAGTAATTCTCAATCGCGACCAGCAACGGATCGGAACCATTACTGACAGATTGTTCACCTACGCTATACGTTTTTTTCTTCGCGCTATCGGTGATACATCGCAGCTGGCTGGTCTGGACGGCTCCAACCTCTGCCGCAATTACCTGCATCGTCAACGTAGCCACTTTGTTCCCGTCTGCATCAGCGCTGGATGCATAGAACATGGAGAGCGTCAGATCTGTACGTTTATACATCATTGCTTACCTCCACGACGATGGCGAGAACGGCGACCGCCGGGAAGCGGAGATTGTTGCTCCTGTACCAGCTCACCCACTAAAGGTTCCTGAGCCGACTCAGCAGCCGGTGCCGGTGCAATATCATGCGCAATCGTCAGTTTCAGCAGTGGGCGGCCGCCCTGGACATGCTCAAAATGGATGCCATGCACGGCTTCATTCATTCGTGACTGACCATCCGTCTCCAGAACGGTCAAAACGCCATCAACGTATTCAATTTTGAAACTCTTCATCGGGTTCTCTCTGTTGCTGTTTTCTTGCTGTGGCAGGTCCAGCACAATGACTCCAGATTAAAGTCATCATCGGTACCGCCATGAGCTTTAGGAATGATGTGGTCGACACTTGAGGCTTTCGTGGCAATACCGTCTCGCCTGCAGTTCTGACAAAGGTATTTATCCCTCTTCATGATACGGGCCCGTTTAATTTCCCACGGTCGACCATAACCACGTTCCTGCCGAGTTTTTCCGCGCTGGTAGTTACGCCAGCCATCACCAGCGTGTTGCTGCCGATGCATCTCACAGTATCCACCGACATCATTGGTCACAGTCGCGCATCCTCTGTGTCGGCAAGGTCGTTTAGCTCGTGGCGGCATAAACATCCTCGAGCATGAGTTGAGGGAGAGTTAAAGCGGTACTGTCGATGGGAAACTGTGAAAAGGACAGCGATGAGCATGACAATCCGTCACACTCAATCGCCACCAGCTTCTCGTCTATGTATGCAATTTTTAAGTTCTTCATCGCGTTACCTTTTGCGAATAAAAAAGCCCCGCAGATGCGAGGCTATACAGTTGATATCCCCACAAAGGGATAAACATCATCTTATCCCTTACTGGGGATAGACGTTCTTACTGATTCGTAAATCCGCTCACCGGTCATTCCTGCTGTGTAGCGTTCGTCAGCGATTGCAGCATACCGTCGAGCTTCTTCTGCAAGGTTTCCAAGCATGTCGGCGAGCACTCCGGCGGTGGCGCCGGTTGTTTTGCTTCTGACGGTAGCGGCAAGACTTGCGGTGTGGCTTGCGGCGTCCAGGCGGGTGGCAAGTTTTTTTGCCTGCTGACGCAACTGGCTAAAAGTTTCAGAGAGATTAGCGGCAGCAGTGGTGAAAGGGATTTGCTTCGCAACTGCTTTAGATGCCGTAATAAGTTGCTCTGTAATGCCTCGATCAGTCAATAAGCAGCTCGGGCTGCGTCACCTGCATGATGTGCTCATACTCGAGCTTAAGGACGCACTTTTCCTTCTTCCGCTCATTCATCAACCGACTGCCGATTGTGCCTTTCAGTTTTGAGCGAGTTTCTTTGATGGCGTGCCGGTGCTGCATTTCTTCTCCCATGGCAGCTCTTCGGTTTAGCTGTTCCGCCATCCAGTTAAAGGCATTAATGTAGCACTCCTTTACTGCGGCGGCGGTCTTGCCAGTGAACCCCATCACGAGCATCATGCATCCGTCACGAGTGATGTTATACATTGGCTGAACATCGCCATTTTTATCAATAAAATCAATGGGCGCAAAATTGCGCCGGGTGAAATCATCGGAGCATTTAAGGTTTCTGATTGCTCGCAGAACGTCTTTATGACGCTTACCAAAATAGTTAGCCACCTTGAGCGAAGTGGTGATGACCTTGTTATCGAGGGTTGTGACCATTTCACGAAAATCGAAGGCCGGAATAACTGACGGATTATTCATAGCGTGTACCTTTCTTTGAGATGAACCTTTGCCGCATAGGAAATCAGCCCGTCGAGGCTCGCCAGCACTAACTGACTTCCTCAAAGGCTCATTTCAAAGGGTTCGGATTCGACGTGGTTTGAATGCGCTGCGGTGCGCGGTGATATGCGGATACAAAAAAGCCCCGCTGATAGCGAGGCTTGAATATCGGTTACAACTAAGACCAATATAGCAAAAACATACTAGAATCGTTGCGTTTTGTCTACCTTTACGTAAGTAGTTGATTTAATTAAGCTCAAATTTTAATCAAAATGCTATGTTATATCACCCTATTTTAAACACTGCGTGTCGATGTATTCCTGCAGATAGCCAACCTGCTTTGCCACTAAAGAGATTCTGTCTCTGAGAGTGAAATAATCCCGTTCAGCGGCGTCAGTAAGTCGGGGGCCGGAAGCATGGCCCACGCCGCTGGCGCCGGGCGCTCCGTTCGAGGGACATCTGGCATTGACGTGCAACCCGCACTTGCCAGCGCTAACGCAACGCTGCAGATCTTCAAGCTGAGATTTCGCATCGGCTAATTCCTTTGTGTATTTGGCATCGAGCGCAGCAACGTCACGCTGTCTGACTTGCATGTCAGAGATGGTTTCGTTCGCCAGGCTAAGTTGCTCAGTCGCTTTATCGCGCTGACTTTTGAACTCGGTGGCGTTCGTGTGGTAGTGATTGGCTAGCCAGCCAAGACTGGCTATCAGGCAGATCACTATGGTGCTGATAATGGCGGTTACTCGGCTCATTCATCTATCCCCCAGCATGTCAGCGCACTTTCCTGATCTCGGCGTGTTACCTGTCCATAGCAGTTATTGGAGCGCACCCGGCAATCCTTCCCTCCGTCTTTTATCCACCAGCGAATCGCTTCACATGCGCCTTTACGATCACCGGCGTTAATCCGCTGATAGAACGTAGACGGGAAGCATTTACCGGGCCCGATGTTGTATGGACAGAACGAGGCAATGCCTACTTTTTGTGGCGGGGTCAAAGGGACATGGATATTCCGATCCACCCATGCCAGCGCTTTGTCGCGCTCTATCGCGTTTACCTGATCGCATTTGGCCTGGGTCAGTTTCATACCCTGAGTGACGGGTTTACCATCTATACGCGTAGCCCCGCGGCAAATTGTCCAGATCCCCTGACTGCCATCTCGATACGCTGTAAGGCTGTTTCCTTCTTTCTCATCAAGGAACTGATCCATCAATGTTGGAGCCGACGCACCAGCAGCAATGAGGGCCAGCATGGTGACGCTGAGCTTATTCCTCAACTTTGACGCCATAGCCATTCAATCTGTCCTCCCTTTCCTTTCGTCGGTAATACCAGTTGACCCCGCAGGTAATGACAGTGCATGCAATACCGACAATGATCGCCCAGTCACTCAGGGTCAGCCCCGCTATTTTGTCGGCCAAAATCCATACCTCTGTTTTGACTGCCCCGGCATATGCCTTAGTGGAAACACCGCAGCCCGTCAGTGCGGTCCCGGTGCCGTATGAAAGTCTGCTATATATGGTGCTCATTCTGGTCATAACCTCACCTCCGTTGATTACGGATGGCGCTTTGTGCGTGAAGGGGTCAGGCTCATCGGGCTGATTTAACAACGAGCCGTATCGATGATGGTTCCCGTGAGCCTGAAATAAGAAAGGCCACGCAAAGCGCAGCCTTCAAATGATGTTTACCTTTTCTTTCTGAAGCGCCCTATTGATGGCGTAAAAAAGCCCGCCTGAAGGCGGGCAGAAAGTAGGCATTCTAGGTAGTAACGAAACGAAGGCACTCCTAATAGTCCGAGCTACCGATTTACCAGGAAGCATTCACTTTTGCCGTTACGTTCTATAAACATAGAAGGGCAACCGCAAAAGTAAACCTGCCATAAATCTTAAATATGTTTAGTGGAAGTGTGGTGCCGGGTGCCTCCCGGTGAGCATGCCCCAGTCGGCATGGCCCGCGCTGCATTTACAGGTTTCTGTAACTGACTGGTCGCCCCTCCGCATAGGGGGATTCACCACATCAATAATTTAGGATGCAAACATTCAAAGTGTCAATATCTGACCATACCGCCAGCGCCTCTGCCATAATATAAGCCAGCAACAGCCCACTTAAATTGTATGCATTCTAATACTTGAAGCTATTGCAAAGCCCTGACTCAATGCAGCACCCACTGATATCAGGTAAATACGAGGTAAGTAAAATGCTATCTACTGATAACCAAAGAATTTCAGAGATTTTTGAACGTTTGGCAGAAATAGCAGCTAAAACTTCCGAATTAACAAGTAATCCCAATCTATCCCCTGCTCAAAAGCAGGCAGCGTGTGACAGTTACTTTCGCGAACATGATCAGTTAACAACCGAAGCCCTGAAGATCTTCAAAATATTACTAAAAATCCCCGGTGAACGCTGACGCCAGTGAGATTACGTATGCAACACGACGATATGACAGGGGTATTGATGCAGCGCATCTCGCGAATACCCCTGTCGTATCGCCGGAAAGCAAAAACCCCGCACGGGCGGGGTCTTCGTTATATTCACATTGTCGCTTTTTGTCGCTGCCGAGTGGCGCAGCTCTGCCAAGCATGAAGGGATTATCTAACTTTCTGGCCCGTTTTCAATACCAAACAGGGAAAATAGCACTTTTTGCTAATCCGCATGAATCGCCTTATGAACGGAAAGGAAAGCTTTTGCTCTGAATATTTCAAGGCACCAGCGCACTCTTTTCCGGGCCTCACTGTCTGTTAACCATGGCGCCACCAGCTGTATTTCCCGTGTTATGTCTGAGATTTTTTTGCGGGTGGTGTAATAGTTAACGCCAACGAGATAAACCGGATCACCCGTTTCAAATATCGCCAGTACACATCGTTCAACAAATTCAACATCATCCTCAGTGATCGCAGCGTCAATGGCGACCGTTGCAGGCTTCGGCCACAAAATGGCATGCGCCCTGCTTAATGCCTGTCGCCCGCGATACCCTTCACTTCTTGCCTGCTCGATTGCTGCCGTAAAGCGTTCTAATGCTTTATCTGACCAGTGATCACCCTTCATTCCTCGCCAGCATGAATGTCCTGATGGTTTACGCGGGGCAGCACCTCCTCTCATCCCTTCCCCCCAAACAGTAAGCAGAGATTTTATCCAGGCGGACTGAATGCCACTAAGGGGAGTGAATCGGCCCAGCCAGCTTTTGCGCGGGGCGGCGGCCACTGTTTCTAATCCTGCACGGTGCAGACGGCGTTGACGTGGTGTCATTCTGTTCTTCTCCTTACTACGCCAGAACGCCGAGCGCGTATGCCCGGTCCAGCAATTTAATAATCAATACCGGCTGGGTGCCGTATTCACGCTCAAAAGCGGCAGGGTCATGGTGCAAAGCACGGTGGTGCTTGCGGCATAATGGGATCGTAAAAATATCGTGGGCCTTGGTGCCTACGCCGCCCTGCCCCCAGCCAATAAGATGGTGTGCATCATCTGCAGGCTGCCCGCAGCACATACACGGCTGTTTTTTAACCCATGAGATAAAGTCAGCTGATAACCATCGGCTCCGCTTAGGTCTCGCGAATAGTGTCGCCGGTGCAACAGGATCGACGTTCACAGGAACCAGAGGTTTGCCCGGCGTTGTTATTGCCGTTGGCTTGATTGCTTTTTCGAGACGGGGAGAAAGAATGCGGGTGGCCGGTACCGACGGAACGATCTCACTCTCCCTGTAAACAGATTTAATGCCATCGTCTTTAATACGCAGGGATCGGCGCGCCATTTCTTCTGTAATTTCATCGCCAATCCCGGCGCCTACCGCCCACCAGCATAGCTCCGCCAGTGACAATGATCGCTGCGCGTCCAGACCAAGCGCGATGCGGGCAGTGTCGATTACCCAGTCAGCGTTATTAACACCTACCAGTTGATCGAGGGTTTGTTCCGTTTGGTTTTTCAGCTCATTATCACAGTGCCAGCATGCGATTATTACACCCGTCGAATGGCGAAACGGGACGAGCTCATGGTGATGGTAATCGGAATGTGTCCACTGACAGTTTTTAACCTGCCTACGCAACCATGACTCGAGGGCACTAACCCCACCAGCTGCAGTGATAACTGCCTTCTTCATGAAAAAAGGTCTGATCCCCACATCATCCCGCAACGGCTGCCGGGCATCAGGAAGACGTCCACTGGGTATCTTTTTCATGCTTGCCGGCGGCATTTCAACAAGAACTCGGCCGGCACCGAATAACGGCATTAATTCACTACCCGGCTTAAGCAGCACAATTCCAAGATGGCGTGCAATATCCACGTTAAGCAAAGCTCGCATCAGTCCCTCCACATCTTCTGTATGTAGGTCCTGTCAATCCGTGGCGGCTTCTTCGATTCCGGCAACAACACGCGGATCTCCCACGATGCAAAGTCTCTGGATAAGCTCTTCTCAACCACACAGTTATTTTTACGGTATCGCTCCACCAGCTCTGTAGCCTCAGCCTCTGAAAGCTGCTCGTGTAAAAACCAACTTTTCTTCATGGCTGATCACCGAACAGTCGCAAAAACTCAATCGCTCTTTCCCGCGCTCCGGGTTCTTCAGCGATCATTTCCTGCAGCAGCTGCACGGCGAGCATAGGCTCCTTTCGCCCGACGATGGAAATTCCTCTGGAGACACGGCGAGAGAGTTTTATAAAATTTTTTCTCTCTAACGCACGCAGATGCAACAGGACAGCGTTAGACGAGCTAACGCCGAGCATATCGGCCAGCTCAGATAGCGTAGGTGGGTAGCCATGCTGATTGATGTAGGCGACCAGCAGATCGAAAACTTCCTGCTGTCGAAAAGTGAGTTTCGAAGACGAGAGTAAACCGGCGCTCGTTGAAGGAGCACCAGTCAGATGGGGTTTTGATACTTCGGTTGTTTGCGTCATGGCTTCTCTCCGTGACGCAGCAGGTATAGGTTGTTCAGGCCTATGACGGGATTGTAACAGAACCAGGGGGAACCTGGTAACCAACTCCAGACTTAGCCTTTTCAATCATCTGTGAAAAAAGAGAGAGAGTCCCCACGATCTCATCCGGCTGCAAAGGCATAAACGAAACAGTGTCGCCGCGCCGGTACATTAAAGCGCGCTCACACACAGGAAAGGATGTAAGACGAGCAACGATCACCCCATCCTTGCATCTGATAATTGCATAGCCGGTGTTCGGCATTTCTTGTTTTTTACTCACAGCCAAATCCTCAAAATAAACCAGGCAAGCCACTGGACCTCAACTTAACAAAACCAGTCATCAGCGCTTTCCCAGGTTTCCTGCAGGATTTCCTCAATACGTTTTTTATCTCCGTCCATTCCACCAAGCACGGTCAACCCATCGGAGCTGGCCCGACGAATCACAAGACTGCAGTTATTAAAGTTTTGATCCAATCGCCGCAGTAGCTCCTTCTCCAGAGCAGGCACAGCGCCATCTGGCAATTTTTTTTGGCGATCAATTGTGATTTCCACTTTCATAACTAGCTCCTCACGCAAGTACTGTATAAATAAACAGTATACTTGTTAGATGAAATGTTCAAGCGTTTAATGCCACTTTTCGCTAACCCATGCTCATGTTTAGATTGATCTTTTCTCCACTAAGGACGAAATCCGCTATCACAGGGATACAGTCATTTTTGTGGTGATCAACACCGTTGATAAGAAACGTTGCTACCTCTGACGCTCCAGATTCCGCTCTTGGCACTGAGCGGACAATCTGAATGGGATGAAGGTCTGCTTCGACCCGTTGAACTCACAGCGAGAAGCGGACATAACCGTATACTACGTTGGTTCACAACGAAGGAATCACTAACACATATCGAATACGAATCTACGGGGAATAGGTCAAAATCGCGAGGAATGACTTAGAACCTACCCCACTAAGCGTATCGTTACAGGTAGATTAGACACGGACAGAGCGTAAGAACCGGAGTGTACACGTAGTACATGAGGACTCTGAGCACTACCTATGGACAAACAGGAAATAAGATAACTCTAATGGGATAGACTCTTAAAGATGTTTCTGAACCTGAATCACATAAAATGGTTATCTATAGCAGCAAATAGATCGGTGATACACTGAGATAACGTGCTATCGGTTTATGTATAGATCACAGAAAACGAAATGAGGTTTGTAAATGGGTACATATGCAAGTATCACGCTAAACGGATTTACAATCGAAGAGTGGAAAAGTACTTGGCATCGCTGGCATTTCCGTGAAAGCGAGCGCGTACGTGAGCTTGATAAAGATTCAGGCGAAGTTATATTTCAAGGATATCGTTCAACTGCTGGTACTATTCGTAAACGGCTGGCACTGGAAGGATACACAGAGAAAAAACTGGAAAATGAGTTTAATGACGTGCGAAAAACCTGGATTAGCAAATTGGAATCGTGGGGAGAAAGCGATTACGAAAGTGAGCTAAAAATTCTCAGACATCACACTAACATCAATGAATGGATTCATCTGTTTATTGACGCTAATAAAATTAGATATTCTGAGCAAGAATCACAAAGTCTGCACAATGATAATAACCTACTAAAATTTATGCTTTCAGACGATTTTGATGAATACCCAAATTATACCGCTGGAGACTTTCACTTTCCATGTAAGACATCCGAATGCTGGACAGTTGCCATTCTGAGCTTTACCACAGATGATGCATTGGTTGAGTTAGATATGACTGATCTAATTAGTGCTGGCTGGGCAGATGACTTTCACGACATTGCGGAAATGCAAGCAGGTAAGACGTCATTTTATAGTAACTTCTCCAGTTTCATTGATGAACTGGTAATTCTTCCCAAGAATCTTCCGGAGTTTCACTTAATGCAACGCTTAGCATTCAGTGGCATATTCTCAGCATTAGAAGCTTACCTGTCTGACACAATGAAAAAGCAGGTTCTTAATCGCCCCGCAGTAAAGCGTCGATTTGTTGAGTCCCATGACAAATTTTCTGGCATGAAAAAATTCACCTTTAATGAAATATTTGAAAAAATGGATGAAATTGATCAGCTGATAATTAATGAATTGGATTTTATATCCTTTCATAATATGGATGTTATTCCTGAGCTATTTAAAAGAGTCCTTTTTATCGACTTTCCAAAAGATTGCATTAGAGCATTACGTGAAGCGGTAAAAAAACGTCATGACATCGTTCACAGAAACGGCAAGGATACATCGGGGAAATTAATTTCTGTAACTAATCAAGATGTGATAGCTCTTACTGATCTGGTTAGGCGAGTTGTTTCCCATATAGACAATCAAATTCTAAATATACAACGAAATGATATCAAATGAAGTAATCAATCGATTAACCTATTATTTGCTATGGCTCGTTGTTAAAAACTTGCAGACGTTAAAACTAAGAGCCTATCTCTTTTAGCTCAGACTTGACCTGACAGTTTTATCTGGCAGCACACTATCAAATCTGACAGTCTTCTTTAAGCAAGGCGCGGACATTTACTACTCATATCTGTTTAGCGCCACACTCTTTTGAGTGTTCCGATTGTCCCTACATCAATGAGTTCTCTTCCGGCGTGTTTGAGTGGCGCATTCGAGATCCGAATAGCGCCTCGCTCACCATAAAAAACTCTTTGTACTCTTTTCCTAAAGTGATCTTGGCGGTTCGCCAATGCTTTTTAACAAGGAGTTGTATTGATGCGGATCTGACGCATAAATCTTGTCCAACACGTAGTTTGCCACCTTGGAAATTTCTGGAATCTCCACAGGTTTGAATCCGCGATCAGGGATTGATTCGAGATGTGAAAACTCGTTGTTAAGTCTATTCACAAGAGCAATCGCTGTCGGATCCTCTTCGCCAAAGAATTTCTTGATCCGTTCAAAGGCATCGTTCTTGTCATCATGGTGCGGGAACTTAAAGAACAGAAATGCCTCAAGGAACTTGCGGAGGTTGTTACCGAATCCATAGTATGGTTCATGAGATTCATTCGCTCCACCTTGATTACGGCACTTGTAGATCTGATGAAACAGGTAGTTGAATTCAGTGATGTAGTCTCGCAGATATGAAGGCATCAGGGAAATCTGACTTGCCCCTCCATTTCTCTCAACGATGTGATCTTGACCCGCCATCTCCGGACAGCTTTTGTATCTTAGGTTAACGATGCCCGCTGTCGCCGGTATTCCCTCGGGGAGTAATATCCCAGCGCGCTGTG